CGGCAGTGCGGGCGCAGACATCGCTCGGGTCAGAACTTGAAATCCTGACGAATAACAGAACTGTCGGAGAGTCCGTCGACGTGAAGATCGACGAGGAGGGGTGGCAGGCACCACCCCCAGGGGACTGGACATTAGTGTCCCCCAAGAAGCGGGAGAGGGCTTGTACCCCACCGCCCCCCACCCAGCGCGTGCAGACGACGCGCTGGAAGCCTCGACCGGTGCAGGGCCCTAGCTTGCCAACACCGGCCGAGAAGAAAGTCCTCGTGCGTGAAGAGCGCGAGGCGAAGCGTGTCGCAGCCTTCCGCACCAGTGTCGCAAACATCGCGACCGCCCCCGTGTTCGAGAAGCCCACATACTTCAATTCCAAACAGGTCCGAGAGATCACGCCAATCACGCCGCTCACGGCGCCTGCTCCCTCGAAGTCGCGTACCGCCCACGCGATCAAGCGTATCAAGGATAAGCGTCGTGCCTCCCCTAAGCGCAATCCTGCCGTCCAGGCCACCAATGCTGCCGCCAACTTCATTCGTTCCGTCACCAAGGAAGAGGCGGCAGCCCCCGTTTCCGCTGGCACAGCGGCTCTCGAGATCTCCAACCCATTTGCTCCGTTGGATGAGCCTCGACGAGGGACTGGTGCTGTCATCGTACTGAAAAAGCCCGGCACTACCCATCTCGACAACAACGCCGGTAGGACGATGACGGTGCGGACCAAGGGGTATGAGGTTATCGGAGCCAATTTCTGTGGATTCTTTAAGAAGACCCTCGGCTCGTCCTTCACACCCCCTTCCATCGGCTTCCACATCGCCGGTGACGCCCTCATGGTTCATCTACCCGAGGGCCTTGTTGAGACGTTGGGCGCTTATCTCGTTGGCAAACCACCCTCGATGGAGACTTACCTTGCCTGCCAGGCGCTTTGCAGGAACTTGTGTCGCCCGATCGACTTTGCCACGCCCAAGCTCATGGAGGATGCTGCTATCTACGCCCCTTACCTCGCAATGACCATGAGATCGCACGAGCGTGAGATGATCGTCCGCAAACTCGAGGGTTCAGTTTACACCAAAACCGCCCTTAAGTGCTTAAAGCTTGGCGCGTTGGGTGGGCTCGTGCTGTCTATGCCCGTTGCCACCGCTGCTACCGCCGCCGGCGCCCCCATCCTCGCCGCAGGCGGGCTCGCTTTCGGAGCCGCCACCGTTGCGACCGTGTCTGTCGCCCTCGCAGTCCGCAGCGCACTGTCTTGGTTCCAGACGGACGAGCGCGTCAAGGTCCAGCACGCGCCCCTTGCCAGCGTCAACTCAACGGCTAAGAGCCCCGCGCAACATCCAGACGCGCTTGTTCGTCGCCTTCAGCTTGACAAGAAGAGCCCGGACGCGACCCGTCCGGACGCTGCACGTGTCACTGGCATTGCCGTATACGGTCAGGCACCGACCGTCTTCGCTAAGAACCAAGACAATACGGTCGCCGCCCTCGAGAAGAGGTCAGCAGTGCTCCCCGCTCCTTTTCACCCAGCTGATCGTGAGGAGTTCACCTCTTGGGCGTTGAAGCATTGGCCCACCATCGTCGGCCAGTGGGTGAAACTCGTCGTCCCATCGGACCCAGACGAGTGGCTCGCGTACGTCCTCGCCTGGATTCGGGATTCCAACTCCTCGACTTCCGCAAAGGCGACTTACGAGAGAGTCGCTCACGAGCTTCATGCTCTCGGTATTACTTCGCACTCTGAACTGACCCCAAATCAGGTTTACGAGTGGACGAGGCGAGAGGCATCCGTGAAGCTCGAGACCGTGCTCAAGAATGCTGACAAGTCCCCGCGGCAAATCCTCGCGGCCACGCCTCAGTTCGTCGTCTTGACTGCCCCGTTCATCAAGCAGTTGACAGGGCTCGTTCGGCGCTCCTGGAAGCCAACGAAGAAGCAGGTTTACGCCCCCGGTGTCGGTTCCAAGCGACTCGCTGACTCCATGACCGAGTCCGACTGGGACAATATGGCCAACCTCGACTTTGATGGCTACGATTCGTCTCAGGGCAAGCAGATTGCAGAGATGGAGATAACCATCTGCAAGCGCCATGGTGCTCCTAGAGCCCACCTGCAGTTGATGCGTGGCAACCTCGAGACCCACGGCGTGTCGCGTGAGGGTGTCAAGTTTGAGACTCCCTATGTGCGCAACTCTGGGGACCCCTGGACCACGCTCTTCAATACGACACTCAACGCCTTCCTCATGAGCTACGTGTATTGTCGACTCCATGAGTGTGATCCTCGTGACATGCAGGCCCGCTTCTTCGCGGGCGGGGATGACGGTGCCCTGTTCTATAATGGGCCCCGCATCGGGTTCACCACGGAACTCGCCAGGCTCGGCTTACCCGCTACCGTCAAGCATGTGGACCATCTCCACGAGATTGAGTTTCTGAGTTGCAGGCTGACCCACACCTCCACTGGCTGGAACTTTGTTCCCATGGTCGGTAAGACCATTGCCAAACTCGGGTACAGCGTGAGGGCCGCCACCGAGCACAAGGCCAAGCAGATCGCTCGCGGTGCGGCGCAGTCCATGTACGCCGCTAGCTCCGCGTGCCCACCCCTCCGAGCCTATCTCGACGCGGTTCTCCGCGTGACTGAGGGTGCCAGGGCCATCACGCCTAACGACGAGCCCTGGAAGATGACCGCCCAGCATACAGGAGACGCCACTGACGAGACCTGGGTGCATCTTTGGCAGGTCTACGGATGGGACCAGTCCCTTCAGGAGACACTCGTCGCTCGTTTGGCGACCGTGAAAGAGGCCGGTT